ATTTGATTGGGAGATCCTCCACCCGTAGGAATCCTATACGATTTTCTGCCCACCCTCTCCCTGCGACCATTTCTCCTGGAGAGTTATGTAAGATATGGATAGGCACTACGTAATTTTCCAANCCCTTCTTATGAGCTTGAANTGTGTAATGTAAATCGTAAAAGTCCCAAGAGTGAGTAAAATGCCCTGGCTTCCTAAGATTCATACTTTTTAGAGTCTTTCCCGATGCAGCTAGGAAACACCCATCTAAGGCTGTTACTCTCCCAGGAGCCCCAAAGTAGTTTGGATAGAATGTTGATCTATCTTTTCCTTGCCATACAAACCCTCTAAGTTCTCCTTTCTTTCTTTGGTTTATATCCCACCATACAGCATCTCGATTCAGATTAGTGGTTCCTGCAACTCCAATGAACCCTGCATGAGAATCTAAACAATGATCCAATTGAAGTTTTAGCTCTTGAGGATCATCCCAAATTTCAATATCATCATGACACATAATAACAATGTCCTGATCTCTAGGAGATATTTGTTCAATCTCATTAGCGTAAGCATCGAAGATACTTTTTTCCGCTACTAACCAACTATGATTGATACCAGCACGTTTGAAGTAGTGTTCTAGATTTTGGCTAGTTATGTCTAACTCTGCATTGCGCGTGCAGGCAATGCTATATATCATTGATTCTTCCATATGAAACAGTCCGAAGTTATTTCCGCTGAACTTGTAAAATACAAGAAAGATCCAATTTACTTCATTGAATCTAGGATCAAAGTAGTTCATCCTATCAGAGGTTTGGTCCCATTCAAATTATACCCTTTCCAAAAGAAAATTGTAAGAGAATTACAGGAGAATCGCTTCAATATTCTCAGAAAGTTTAGGCAGGCAGGATGCACTACAATTGTCGCTGCTTACACTTTATGGATGATGCTGTTCAGAGCCAATACTACAATTGCTGTTCTCTCAAAGGATGATGAGGCTGCTAAGGAGGTCTTGGAGAGAATCAAGATAATGTATGATGAAATTCCTGCTATTTTAAAACCTAAGATTAGGTACAGGAATAGTCATAATCTAAAACTTAGAAATGGCTCTCGTTTACAGGCAAAAGCTCCTAGCAAAGAAGCGGGACGTTCAATTTCTGCTAACTTGTTGATTGTGGATGAGGGGGCATTTATTGAGCATATTGACACAATCTGGGGTGCTGCTTATCCTGTAATTTCGACTGGTGGTGCTGCTTTTATCCTGTCCACTGTAAATGGTATAGGAAACTGGTATTACAAGATGTGGCAGGACGCTGTTCGCGGTATCAATGATTTCAATGCGATTGAGATTGGATGGGGTGATCACCCTGAGTATAAGAGAACTGAAGGCTATGAGCATCTTTACTTGGATATGCTTAAGTATAACAAGCCTATCAATATTGATGATTGGGAGTCTACCACTAGAAAGAACATTGGCCCTAAACGTTGGCTACAGGAATATGAATGTGAGTTCCTGGGAACTGGTGATACTTACGTAGATGGGGAGATCTTGAGATATCTCAAGAAGAACGTTAACAAGGAATATTGGAACCGTTATAATAATCGTATGCGCGTATGGAAAGACGCAGAACCTCAGTATGATTATGTAATGTCAGTTGATACATCTATGGGACGAGGAGGGGATAACTCTGCTTTTCATGTATTCAATGTCTATAATGGAGAGCAAGTAGCAGAATTCTATTCTAACAAAACTCCGATCAATGAATTGGCTAGAATTGTGTGCGAGGTGGCGACAGAGTATAACACCGCTATGGTAACACCTGAACGCAATACGATTGGAAATAATCTAATTGACCGTCTATTTAATGATTTAGAATATGAGAACATCTACATGGATGATAAGGGGCTTCTAGGAGTCCAGGTGCAAGTTTCTAATAGAGAAGTTATGCTTGCCAACATGGAAGAGGATATACGTTTAAACATATTTAAAGTTAACTCAGAGCGCACAGTTGATGAGCTTTTAACTTTTATTGTGAATAATGTAGGTAAAGCAGAGGCTGATGAAGGGTGTTATGATGACTTAGTTATGTCTTTAGCTTTAGCAGCGTTTGGTTTTAGAGAACTAACAGGTGGAACTTTAGTAGAATTCAAGGGGCAGGAGCAGGATAATAACCTAATACCACCTAAGGTTCAAACTACATACAAGATGAGATCGTATGGTGGTTACACTGAAGAGGAATACCTAGAATGGATGAAATAGAAAAGCAAAAGAAGCTTGACGAAGACGCTATTGGATTCACTGGATTTGGTGGTGGGCCAAGGCGCAATACGTGGTATAGTCCGACAGGACGTATGGCGAACTTCTTTAGTAAGTTCTTTGCTACTAAAGCCCAACCTTACGTAGTTGGTGAGTTTGAAAATGAAGACCCTGAAAAGGCTAAGACACAACTTCCTCACCCAATGGCTGGTGATACGGTTGTCAATCCTGATGTATTAGTCCCTAATCAGAACACTGGTGGATCGATGATACGGGGCTCTCTCCCCCAGCTTACAGAGTTGGAAATTGAGAGAAGGCGTAGGTATGCAGAGTTTGAGAATATGGATGATTATCCAGAAATCGCTGCTGCGTTTGATATCTATGCTGATGATGCTACTCAAAGAGATACACAGAATCGTCGTTGGGTTATAAAATCTGATGATGAGTTAGTAAAGGAAGAAATTGAAACTCTATTTAATAAAATCAAACTAGATCGATACTACTGGGATATCGTTCGTAATACCGTTAAGTTTGGTGATTGTTTTACAGAAAGTATCGTAAACCTAGAGAACCCCAAGGCAGGTATCCAAAGGCTAAAGATTCTGAACCCGAACTATATTTACAGGGTTGAGAATGAATATGGTTACCTAACTGACTTCTTGCAGGAGATCCCGCAGAAGAGCGATTGGGCGGCTTACGGGTTTGGGGCAGACAATATGAAGGGCAAGCAGTATATTGTCCTTGATAGGAATCAAATCTCTCACTTCCGTCTACACACTAGCGATCCTACTTTCTACCCATACGGGAAGTCTATTGCTGCCAATGCTCGTCAGATTCATCGTAGTCTAAAGCTAATGGAAGATGCGATGCTTATCTACCGATTGGTAAGAGCACCAGAACGAAGAATCTTTTATCTTGATGTCGGTAATCTCCCAACTTCAAAGGCTATGGCTCATGTTGAAGAGACCATGAAGAGGTTCAAGAAAGAGAAATTTTATAACTCTAACACTCAGCAAATTGATTCTAGGTATAATCCTCTATCTGCTGATGAAGATTTCTTCTTCCCAATGAAGAAGGGATCTACTACAAAAGTAGACACTCTTCCTGGTGCTCAAAACCTGGGAGAGGTAGATGACGTTAAATACTTTAGGGATAAGCTACTTGCTATCCTAAAGGTTCCTAAAGATTTTATAGTTGAGAAGGATAAGTCTCCTGAACGTAAGGCTAACCTTGCTCAATTGGATGTGAAGTTTGCTAAGGTAATCACAAGAGTTCAACGTTGTTTGGAAATTGGGTTTGAGAGTATTGCCAAGAGGCATCTCCAGATAAAGGGCTTTCCGAGAACAGCTATCGAAGGTATGCGGATTCAACTCCCTGTGCCTTCGGATATGTTCGAAAAGAGGCGTTTGGACCTTGAAGACCAAAAGGCTCGGGTTGTTACTGCTGTCATAGGACTTCAATTATTCTCTAAAAAGAAGATTTATCGTGAATATTATGATATGACCGAGAAAGAAATTGAAGAGACTGAAAAGGAACTAGAGGCAGATATGGAACAACAAATGGAACAACAGATGCAACAGGGAATGATGGACCCCTCTATGGGCGGGGGGATGATGGGTGGAGGTGGTATGGGGGGAGAGCCAGTTAGTACCGACGCTGTTGGTGGGGCTTCTATGCAAAATCCAACGGAATATAGGACCGAAGGTGGAGAGAATAAACCACCAACCGAAACAGCGCAAGTAGATACTCTTGTATCACTAAGAAAGAAGCTGATGTTGGAAAATCAAGCCAAAACAAATTCCAAAGCAATTAGTGCTCTAACTCGTAGAATTACAAGGATTCAGGCTAAATCAGGAAATTAGCACTTTGACACCTTAGCTAGAGCATATATAACTAAGAGGAAATGATTATGCTTACAAACATATTCGAAAACAGAAATAAAAAGGTTACTTCAATATTAAAGTTGGGGGACTACCTTTCACGATCTCTACGTAATAATGTAGAGTTATTTGATCTAAGAGACAGCACAGTAACCTTTGTCACTGAGAATAACCAGATCATTAGAGGCAGTATTAGTCTCAATGAAGGCAATATCTCTCTAACTGACATTGAAGTCACTCCTGCTACTTTGTTTTCTGAAGGTAAGCATTTCGATGAATTTGTATCTCAAAAGGCTATGGCCTTTTTAAAGAATTTAAATAATAGTGATTTTCCCTCAACTAGCTGTTCATTTACTGATCTTTTAGGTCTATGGGAAACTCGTCTAAAGTTTGATAGAGTTGTAGCTAGACTCAACGCTAAGAAAGCCAAGTTTACTGAGAAGCTGAGTATCACTAATGAGAGTGAATATAAGAAGTTTGTTGAACTCCGTAAAGAGCTTGTTGAGTTTCTAAAAGAAAATAAGGATACAATTCTACAGGTTCCTGAGATCAAGAACTCTATTAGATTCATGAATCTCGTCTCCACTGCTTTTAACTTCCCTAAACTTACTGAGCAGGATCTTGGTGATAAGGGATCTTATGAAATTAAGAGTGGGCTAAATGAGTCTATTTATGAAATTATCTGTAAGCAGGAGCTAATCAAAAGAGAGCTTCTAGAGGCTAAAACTAATTTCGATGGAGCATGGGCTTCCAATACAACTGTTTCAAAACTAGCTTCTCTAGTATTTGAGTCCGACGATGATGTTGTGGCTCAAGCTTTGGGAGAGGCAATCATGGAAGTTCCGTATATCGCTCTTTCAACAAAGAAGAGTCTTACTCAGGCATTCTCAAAAGCTCTAAGTATGGATAATGATTCTACTATTTCTACATCCGATATAAAAGCATTTTCTGCTAAGGTTTACGAGATGAAGAAGCCAATCAGATCTCATTTGGCTAAGAGTCTTAATGAGGACTATGGAATAAGCACTCAGAACCTGAAAGAAGTTCCGACATTCAAAGATCTGGTAAAGACTCAAGTAGTTATTTTTGAGACTCTAGGCAAGTTGTCAAAGAAAGATTCAATTCAACAGGGCGTTCTAAAAGAAATGTCTAGGATGCTTAGCAAGAAATCTGGGTCTGAGAGTCTTGACGTTTGCGAAGATATTTACAGCATCTTTAATGAAGCTGGTTATGACAAGCTTCTGACTGAAATGCATCTAATGGATTATTTGGATTTTGATCGTGTCGCGTCTGATCTAGGACAAATTGGTGATATCCTACGTATGCTAAAGAAACAAACAGGTGTTGAGCCTGGAATGGAAGAACCAGGAATGGAACAACCAGGAATGGAAGAACCAGGAATGGTGGGCGGCGAACAACCAGGAGTAGGAGTTGGCCCAGAAGTAGACCAAGATCAATATGGTTCTGAGGAAATGCTAGATGAGCCTGGGGAAGAAGAAATGGGAACTGGTCTAGCTGGAGGCGATGATGATATGGATGAGCCTTCAATGGACCCAGAGATGGCTGCTGCGGAAGCAGATGCTGAAGTTGAAGCAGGCGCAGAACCGGGAATGGAAGAAGACCCAACTGAGGTTGATAAAGAGGATCTTCTAGGTAATCTATCTAAGCTTGATGCTCTTATTCAAGATCTTGCTGCTGAAATTACAGGCAGCGAAGAAGAAGGCATGGAAGATGGAGAAGGGTTCGGAGAAGAGGAATTCGGTGAAGAAGGAGGCGAAGAATTCGGTGAAGAAGGAGGCGAGGAGTTTGGAGGCGAAGATGGGGAAGAAGAACTAGATATAGACGGCGACGGAGATGGTGATGTCGATGTCGAAAAGGAGGAGCCTGAGGAAGAAGACCTCAAGGTAAAGAAAAAGTCTAAGAAGAAACCTCCTTTCAAGTAGGAGGTTAAATGGCTGCAACTGGTACCCCCGTAGTTCTAAATAAAAAATCGGATGGTAATTATACCTTAGCGGAGGCGTTACATATAGATGTATCGTCTCTTAAAGTTGATGTAGTTAATCAATTCAATTCTACCTCTGGAATTGATTTCCAAGCATCGGCAGTATTCTTAGGTGTATCTGCGGGAGGGGTATCTTCAAATAGTATTGCTGCTGGTGATACTTTTGTATCGGCTGGTAAGGATATACTCGATGTCATCCTAGACGTTCCGGGGGGGGCCTCTAATCACAGTTTACTAGCCAATCTTGACGCAAATGACCATGTTCAGTATCAAGCTACTGCTGTTCTTAGCTCTACGGTAGC